TAACATAAAGTCTTGATTTTTTGCTTAAATGATTGGCAGCAAATCAATTATTGAACCACGTGCAGACAATCATGGAGGCACAGATGAAGAGCAAACGAGTTTTGGTGCTGTTGATCCTGGCGGGGCTGCTGGCGGCCGGCTGCTGCGACAAGCCCGGCAATTTTGCCAAGGTTCAGGGCGCCGTGGGGCTGGTCAACGCTTTTTATGATCCCCTGGTGGCCCAGTTGGGTTCGCCGGGATCACAGGTGGACGCCAATGTCCGGCTGGCAGTGGTGGCCGCGGATACGGTCCTGGGCCTGGCCGACGCCATTGAAAAGCAGAAATGCGCCAGTGTCATGCAGATTGACCAGCTGGAATTGCAGGCCCAGGCGGCCCAGGAATTGGCTGACCAGGCCGGCGTCAAGTAGCCATTGCCGTGGCTGGCCGTGCCCCCGAGGCCGTAAGCCGGGCCGTCAGGCCGGTTCGGGGGATCACCGGTTTAGGGGAAAGGGATGTTTTTTACGGTCAGAGAACATTTTCTGTATCGGGACGGCAAGCGGGTGGAGTACCGGCCCTCGCCCAATCATGGCGGGGTCATCACTCCCCGCCTGATCGTCATCCACTACACCGGCACCAATGGCCTGGCCAGTCCTTTGGGATGGCTGTGCAACCCGGGTTCCCAGGTTTCGGCCCACCTGTTGATCGACACGAACGGCGACATCTATCAATTGCTCCCCTTCAACCTGGCGGGCTGGCACGCCGGGGCGTCGTGTTACGAAGGCCGGACCGGGGTCAATGGCTTCAGCGTCGGTATCGAAAACGTCGGGGTGGGGGGTGTTTGGCCCGCGGTCCAGATCGAGGCCAACCGGGCCGTCATCGCGGCCCTATTCGCCGCCTACCCCATTGAGGACGTAGTGGGACACAGCGAGGTGGCCACACCGCCGGGCCGCAAGCCCGACCCGGGGCCGTATTATCCTTGGAGCATGGTAGTGGAATCCGCCCCGGCGGCGAAAATCCCCCCCACCTCCCCTTTGGCACCGGGGGGAGAAATCCAGCGCACCATTAAGCTGACATCGCCCTATATGCGGGGTCCGGACGTGGACCAGATACTGAAGAATCTGCAGGACCGGGGCTACTACAAAGGCAAGCTGGACGGCATGTACGGCCCCCTGGCCGCAGCCGCGGTGCGGCAGTTTCAGCGGGATCACGGGCTGCAGGTGGACGGCGAAGCCGGGCCGCTCACCGTGGCGGCAATGAGGATGAAATGAATATTCCCTTGAATCCCCAAGATTTGCTCTTTGCCCTGGCGCCGGCGGTAATTGCGGCAATTACCCGGCCCACCTGGTCAAGCCACGCCAAATTTGTTACCGCCCTGGCGGTTTGCTTTCTGGCGGGCCTGGCCCAGGTGGTGCTCACCGGAGAGGGGGGCCTGGCAAACTTGCCCCAGGCCTGCATCAAGGCATTTACGCTGACCATAACCGTCTATGCCGGGGTTCTAAAACCCCTGTGGCCCCAGGCCCTGAACTACCTGGAGACTCAGGTCAACGGCGGCCCTGGCGCGGCGGCGTGATGGAACACCTGGGCCTGAATTACTTTTTAGGGCCGGCCCTGGGGCTGGGGCTGCCTGGGTTGTTTTTCTTGGTCTGGTATTTCGACGGCAAGGCGAGGGATAAGGACTCGGCTAAACACCGGGAAGACATGGCCATGATGCTCAACACCTACCGGGAGGATACCAAACAAATCTTGACTGCGTATAAAGAAGATATGGATGCCCGAAGCGCCATGTACGACGCCAACGTGGTTTTGGTGAAAAACTACGAGTCCATCGCCGTCTCCCTCAAGGATATGGTGGTACTGAACACGGCTCAATTCGAGTCTTTGAACCACAACATCAAAAACAATATTTTTTGCCCATTGAACCGGGTACGAAAGGCCGGGGGGGTGGCTGAATGAGCGAAGAGCACGTCAAATTCGAGGGCCGTCTGGTCCTGAACCGCAAACGCCGGGGAGACACTCAGCTGCGGATGCAGGGGCTGGTCCGATCCCTCCGGGATCTTTTGGACCCCACCCGGCCGGTGGAGCGACTGGAAACCGAAATGATCGCCGCTCAGGCCCTGGACCTGGCAAACCTGCATATCGCGTACCGGGAGCAGTTGCAGGAGGCGGAGGTGATCCGCCAAGTCCTGGGGAAATAGATGCCGCAGGAATATTCCTGGGAGGTCCGGGAGCGGGCCAAAGAGCTGTACGTGGTGGACGGCCTCACCTTCGACCAGGTGGCCGGGGCCACCGGCGTCTCGGTATCCCAGTTGAAGCGCTGGTCAGCGGAAGAAAAGGAGTGGGAGGCCCGCAACTCGGAGGGTACCGATACCCCCATTGAGGGCCGCGACTGGCCCGAGGCCCGAAAGGAATTTCGTTTGGCCCTGGGGGTGATCCGGAGGGATAGCACTCTGCTCCGGGCCAAGCTGATAACGAATGCCCTGGCCGATGGAGAGTTCAAGAAGGTACTGTCTGCGGCCATGTGGGAAAAGACCCAGGGCCGGGGAGGGGAGCCGGGGGCGGCCCTGAAGGGATCGCCGCCGCCGGCCCCGGCCCCGGGCGAGGCCAGGTCCGCAGGCGAGACGACTGCGCCACTGGTGATTACGACCCCACAAGACGCGATTATGGCCTTGGAAATGGTTATGGCCCGGCGGATCAACACCCTGGCGGCCTCCCCCGAGGGCCTCACCTTTGCGGCTATCAAGGATTTAAAGCAGACTCTGGCCCTGATCGACGAGTTGAAGCTCAAATACCAGCCCGACGCCAAGACCGGCCAGGCGCCGGGGTTGAGCGATGAAGCGGCGGAGGAAATTCGCCGCCGGATCTTGGGAGTGCAATGAAATCCACCACCGCCGGAATTGCCAGCGGCAATGCCCGCCCCTCGCCTCCCCCGGTGCTGCTGCCCTATCAGCAGCGTTGGGTGGCGGATGCCAGTCCGGTGAAGGTGTGGGAGAAGTCGAGACGCATCGGGGCCTCTTGGGGTGATGCCGCGGACAGCGTTTTGACCGCAGCCTCGGTCAGCGGCATGGACGTGTTCTATATCGGGTACAACAAGGACATGGCCCAGGAATATATTGAGGACTGCGCCCGATGGGCCCGGGAATACCACAAGGCCGCAGTGGAGATCGACGAGGTGATCTTCAAAAACGAAGGCCGGGACGGCAAGGATATCATGGCCTTCCGGATTAATTTCGCCTCGGGCCACAAGATTTTGGCCCTGTCTTCCCGGCCCGCCAACCTCCGGGGCAAACAAGGCAAGATTGTTATCGACGAGGCCGCGTTTCATGACGACCTGGCCGGACTGCTCAAGGCGGCGCTGGCCATGATCATGTGGGGCGGCCGGGTGGAGGTGATTTCCACCCACAACGGCGATGACAACCCCTTCAACGAATTGATCCAGGATATCCGGGCCGGGAAGAAAAACTACACCCTCCACCGGGATACCATCGACGACGCCCTGGCGGAAGGTTTGTATCAACGCATCTGTCTCACCCTGGGGCGGGAATGGACCCCGGAAGGCGAAGCGGCCTGGCGGGGTGAGCTGTTCGCCTTTTACGGTGACGATGCCGACGAGGAGCTGCTCTGTATTCCCACCTCCAGCGCCGGGGCCTATCTCACCCGGATGCTCATTGAGTCCTGCATGGATTCAGAGATCCCGGTGCTGCGCTGGGGCTGCAAGGATGAATTCGCCCGGCAGCCCAAGCATATCCGGGAAGGGGAGTGTCAGGATTGGCTGGAGGAAAACGTTTTGCCGCTGCTGGAGGCCTTGCCCCAGGGCCGGCCGTGTTATTTCGGGGAGGATTTCGGGCGCTCCGGTGACTTGACGGTGATCTGGCCTATTCAGGAAGGTCAAACCCTGAAGTGCCACACCCCGTTCCTGGTGGAGTTGCGCAACGTCCCCTTTGAGCAGCAGAAACAGGTGCTGTTTTTCATCGTGGACCGGCTGCCGGTGTTCCGGGGCGGGGCCCTGGACGCCCGGGGCAACGGCCAGTACCTGGCGGAAGTGTGTATGCAACGCTATGGCGAGGGCCGGATCACCCAGGTGATGCCCACCAATCAGTTTTACCTGGAATACATGCCCAAGTATAAGGCGGCCCTGGAGGATCACACCTTTGACATGTCCAAGGACGGCGACATTCTGGACGATCACCGGGCGCTGCGGGTGGAGAAGGGTATTCCCAAGGTGCCGGAGGGCAAGAAATCCCAGGGCCGGGACGGCGGCCAGCGCCACGGCGACGCCGCGGTGGCGGGTTGCATGGCCAACGCCGCCCGGGTAATGACTCCCTATCAGCCGGTGGAATACGAGACGGTGCAGGCCGGGCGATTTGCCGAAGAACGCCGGAGCGGCGGGGGAAATGTGCAGGCGAGGGGGGCGTTTTGAGTATTTTCTTTCCCTATATCGGCGGCAAACATCAACTGGCACCGAGAATTGTAGAAAAG